CGCTGGTCGATAACCCTCGTGATGACCTGACCAGGCTTCGCATTATCGCCGCGACCGCCTCGGCGCTGGCACGCTGGGAACCCCGGCTTAAGGTCACGCGCGTTGTCGTTTCTTTCCCGGCTGACGAAACGGGGTGTGTGGTGGATATCGAAGGGATTAACAAAGAGAACAATCTTCCTGTCAGCACCGGAGGCATACCGATTTATGGCAAGCAGCTATGACGTAATTAACCTGTCCGCCCTGGCGGTGCCGGATGCCATCGTGGTACCGGATGCCGCTGACATTTTTACCCGCTGGCTGGCGCGCCTGCGCGAACTGGATCCGGAATTTGATGCGCTGGTGGAATCTGACCCGGCGTATAAACAGGGTGAAATCAACGCCTACCAGCTCACCCTGGCGTTCCAGCGGGTTAACGACGCAGTACGCGCAGTTTTCCTTGCCAGTGCCAGAGGGGCTGATCTCGACCAGCTGGGCGCGGCCTTTAACGTTTCCCGTCTGGTGATTAATCCCGGCGATCCGGATGCGGTTCCCCCTGTCGACCCTGTTTATGAAGACGACGACGCTTTCCGGGAACGTATACAGCTTTCGTGGGCGCAGCTGAATACGGCCGGCGCGCGTAACGCTTATCGCTTTCATGCCAAATCTGCGGATAACGATGTGCTGGATGCGGACGCCTACGGACCTGAAACCCATAACCGGCCCGGCGAGGTGGATGTGTACGTGCTCTCGCGCACAGGGAACGGTCAGGCAGGACTCATTCTTATTGAAACTGTCATGAACACACTGAGCGCGGATGAAGTCAGGCCGCTCACCGATTTTGTCAGTGTGAAGAGTGCCAGTATCGCCAGCTATACCGTTAAGGCTGAACTCGAAATACCAGACGGTCCGGATGCACAGACGGTACTGGAAAACGCGATAAGTACGCTGACGAGCTACACACAGCTTTCCCATCGTATTAATGCCATCGTACCGCTTTCCGCGATTTACTCAGCACTTCAGCAGCCCGGCGTATCCAGAGTTAAGTTGCTCAGCCCGACGGCTGATCTGGAAGCGGCAGCAGGACAGGCCCCGTGGTGCAGCGCGATAAACGTCACCCGTAAAGGAGGAGTGAGTGGATAAATTTCGATCTCTGCTTCCACCTTCAGCCATTCACCCGGAACGGGCGCAGGAACAGGCAGGCACAGAGCTGATCGCGGCGCTGGATACTGACATGGTACGTAAGGTGAAAAATCCTGATACCTGTCCCGCACATTTGCTGCCATGGCTGGCCTGGGAATTTGCGGTGGATTCATGGGAGGAGGCCTGGACCGAGGAAGAAAAAAGGCAGGTGATCAGGGATGCCGCTTATGTCCATCAGCACCGGGGCACCGCCGGGGCGGTCAGGCGGTCGCTGAGCGCCGTCAGCCTCCCGACCACCGTGATTGAGTGGTGGGAGGATACACCGCGCAAGGATCCCTACACCTTCCGTGTGGAGGTTTACAGCTTACAGGCTGTTGACGAAGCACTTTACCAGCGCATACGGCGCCAGGTCGATAAAGCCAAAAACCTCCGCAGCCTGTTGACCACTATCGATGTGATCGCCGATCTGGGTGCAAAGGGGACTTATTATGCCGGCGGTGCTGTTACCGCCTGGATTGACGTTGTTATTGAGGCCGGAGAATAACCATGGCTGAGAAGTATTACAGCATTCTGACAAACCGGGGCAAGGAGCTGGAAGCTCAATCTTCCGCAACCGGGAAGCCCGTCATCATTAAAGATTTTGTTGTGGGGGACGGGAACGGGCAGGCCGTTAGACCGGATCCGGCGCAGACGAAACTGGTGCGTGAGGTATATCGAAGCGCAATTTCTGCATTACAGGTATCTCCGGATCAGGCGAACCAGTTTTTTGCTCAGCTGGTCCTCCCGGTTGCCGTTGGCGGATTTGTAGTCAGGGAAGTAGGCCTGCTGACAGATGCTGGCGAACTGTATTCTGTTGCGAACTGTGCCGCCATTGAAAAGCCTGAAAACGGTGTCAGCGTCAGTTTGCAATTCCGTCTTGCAGTATCTGATGCGGCAAACGTAGAGCTCAAAGTAGCGACCGGAGATGGTCTGTTCCTGCGCATTGATAAAAACCTTTCTGAAATAGCGGCGAGAGGGGAGGCTGCACAAAAAGGGTCTCGCGAAGCCATAGGCGTTTATGATGCGACAACCTCACGTAAAGGACTTGTGCAGCTCAGTAGCGAAACCGACAGCTCGTCAGAGACGCTGGCTGCGACACCGAAAGCTGTCAGAGAAGCCGCTAAGGAGATCAAGGACGCGCTGGGAACGTCCGCATCTAAAGACGTCGTCACTTCAAAAACAGATGCAACTGCTGGCCGCGTGCCAGTTGTAGGCTGGATGGGATTAGGTGGATATGGTTCGGACATTCTGCTTTCTGCTGCTGATGCCAGAAAACCTCTGCGGAATGGCTTCTACGGCGTGCAGTCGGAGCCGACATATGGAAATGCTTCCCTGATTAGCTTTGGCTATGACTCAGGCTCTCAGGTGCACCTTATTGCAAAACAAGGCGGCCAGGCGCCGTTAATCGGGCTGGCAGGCTCTACGCCACAAGGTGTTTTTGGTGACTGGGGAAAAATTTACACAGAGTTTCAGAAGCCCACCGCGACTGAAGTCGGTGCTGTTCCATATCGTTCTGCGCTTGGTACAGTCGATTTAAATACAGTCAGAGGTACGCAGTACGGGCGGTTTAATCAGGCATTAACCGCTAATGCCACTACTGCGAGGAATTACCCCATTACTGAAGCCGGCGAACTGGATGTTCATCAGACCAGTGCAAATGGAGCGGAGGCCTGCGTACAGGAATATCGTACTTTCAGCTCTCGTCGTGTTTTCCTTCGATCTTATAACCCGGCAGATAACACGTGGACAGAATGGTGTGAGTTCTATACAACAGCCAAAAAACCAACCGCGACGGAGGTTGGAGCGCTGCCTATTACTGGTGGGACCGTCACGGGTAATGTGATTGCGAATGGGTATTTGCGCTCAGGTAATACTCGCAAGCTTGAAGTCAGTTCTTCAAATACATCCACCCTTGATGGGATAATTAATCTTTGGGGTAATGCTGACCGACCGACAGTATTAGAATTTAAAGATGCGACGGGATACCACTTTTATTCGCAACGTAATGTAAATGGTTCCATATCATTTAATTTTAATGGTGCCGCAGAAGTCCGGGGGGCAATTTCTGCTCATGGTGAAATTGTTTCAAGAGCTGCGAATGGCCTGCGTATCGCCTACGGTAATTTTGGCGCATTCTGGCGAAATGATGGCACAACGCTTTATTTGATGTTAACAAACTCTGGCGATTCGCTGGGTAATTACAACTCACTTCGCCCGCTGTATGTGAATCTAACCACGGGCGCCCTTCAGTCAGGGACGCCGCTATCGGTTTACAACACAATCACTGCAAGCGAACAAATTACCGCAGGCAAAGAAATGGTGGCAGGTTATTCCGGCCCCTACGCCTGGGCTGAACAGTACAAAGCAAAAGCGCCATTTTTTAACGCATATTCGACAACCGTTTCGAGTGAATATCATCCCGTAATCAAACAACAAGCGACAATTGCGAGTAAAAACTCCTGGGCATTTTCAATGGGTTCTCTGGTCGCGGGAACCGAACTTTCATGGCATCTGCACATGAAAGGCAGTGGCGGATCAGAAGTTAATTTTAAATGGGACACAAATGGCAACTTTAACGCGCCGGGCCAGGTGAATCCGGGCAGCTATGCCAATTTTGATAATCGTTATTACACCAAAGCACAATCAGATGCGGGGTATATGCCAAGAACAGGCGCATACACCAAAACTGAGAGTGACGGACGTTTTCAGCCTAAAGGCAGCTACACCCCTGCGGGGCAGGCTTACACGAAGGCGGAAAGCGATGCACGGTACAACCTCAAAAATACCGCAACCAAATCAGCCAATGCCATGACGCATAAAGATGCTTCAACAGGTGTTATGGAAGTAGTTATGAGTAATATAAACGTTCCAAGCAAAACAAATGTTAACGTGACATTTCCAGCGGCTTTTCCAAATGCATGTGTAGGGGTTGTAATTACATATAATGGGGCAGGGCATGGGTCTGGCGATGATTCGGCAATTTATGTTCCGTCTTATTCACGTACAGGATGCACATTATATGCTCATAACGCCGATGGCAAATTTATGCTAATTGCTAAAGGATATTGAAATGAGGATTTATTTTAGCCCTAGCGAAATTGGTTTTTATCATGAATCAGATAAACAAGCTTATTTACTAGCAGGTACGTGGCCGAATGATTTACTTGAAATTTCGGAGAAGTGGTTCCTGTATCTGTTGGAAGGTCAACAGAAAGGTAAGGTAATCACTGTAAATGATTACGATCAGCCTGTCCTTGTAGACCCGCCAACCGCCACTAAAGAGCAGCTCCTTGCCGAGGCTGATGCTCAGAAAGAAGCGCTCATGAACTCAGCCACTGCCGTAATTGAGCCATTGAAAGATGCCGTTGAGTTGGGCATGTCAACAGATGAAGAGGAAGATTTACTGTTGGCATGGCAGCAATATAGGGTGCTGTTGATGCGGGTTGATACATCGCATGCACCAGATATCGAGTGGCCTGTATTACCAGCATGATAATCAGGAATGCTTAAATTTTAATATTAACTTCTTCTCATTGTAGGCAACAGTGTTGTCCGGAATGTCTTTATTAACAAAAGTCATAGCGCCTATCGTGACATTGCTGCCTATAGTGAGATTGTTACCGATAATCGAGGTCCCAACTCCCAGATCAACGTTATCACCTATTGTTATCCTTGGGCTGGAGTTTTCATTCTTTACCCCCCCACCAATGCCAATGGTACAGTTATGTCTTATTTTGAAATTTCGTCCGATAATTACACATCCGTTTATAACAACTGATGTGAAGTGAGTTATATGAAGACCAGGTGCAATTGTAGCTGGCAGCTGTATCTCAGTGTTGTACTTTTGGACAAGTTTTCTATTAATTCTTCTGGCCAATTGTTTTTTCCATTTGGCATCAGAACTATAAAGATAAGAAGCAACTCGCCACCAAAAATTAAAGCGTCTCTCAGGGCACTTTAATGCTTTATGAAAAACGCGCGTCCATGAGAATTTCTTGTCGCTTTTCATTACTTCAGCTTGTAAGCACTCACGTAAATGGAGTTTTGATAGTTGATTACTCATTTTGAAATTCTCATTTTCACTTTTTCTGACTGGATCCGCGAATACATAGAGGGCACTTTCGCTAAAAGCCTCTTTCGAGGCTTATCGTTTTTCTCGTCCAATTACTTTATCTGCCGCGACGCGCGATAAGAAGCCAGACCGACTGCCGTATTCTGGATGCGCGGCCACAAACTGATCGATACGACGGATCAGTAATGAGGGAAGCGTCACATTGATTTTTTCCGCTTTTCCCATCAGGCGAGTTATATCCACGTCAACCAGGGCCCATACCGCACCGGTGTATTCCGGATCAGATAGCCAGTTTTCGACAGTCGTTGCTTCCGGAACGCTCTCGCCATCTTCAACCAGTAATTCGATGTGTGCCTCGATCGCTTCACGTACGCTTTCGATCGCGTCCTGATAATCATCACCACCAGAGAAGCAGCCAGGAATATCAGGTACGCGAACGCCGAAGGATGAATCGCCTTTATCAATAGCAATAGGGTACAACATGTAAACCTCCAGTAGGGGGGCTTAGAGCCCCGCCTGTTTTTTGATGCTTTTCAGTGTTGGTAACGGTATGTCTTTCTGTGGATGCTTTACCGTTACCAGCCCCTTTTTCGTTGGGTGTTTGAACTGGTGATGACTGCCTTTAACTCTCACCAGATACCACCCATCGGCTTCTATCATTGCTATTGCATTCCTGCTATCCATCCTCCGGCTCTCTGTGTTGTCTTTATGGGGTTATAATAACCCCGTGTGGGGTGGGTGTCAATGCTTTTAGAGTTATAGGGGTTATTAATCGCAAATGAGGTAGGAACTTATTTACTAAAAGGGCAGTTTGTAATGGCCGGCTGATATAGGGATTCAGCCAGCCCTTGATATGAATGCAGAAAGGTTTAGCGCCAGGACTTCTTCCTTAGCTTGGTGATAGCTGCGATAGCATGTGCTGGATCTTCAAAGAGATTAGGTAGGATAGGTTTCCAGCATCCATTCAAATACATAAGCACCATATGGCCAGGCAGATCCTTACTAACAATGGCAAAGGTTCGAAGTTCTGATGATGGAGTTTCAGGGAGTTCTTTCCCGGGGGGGAAATAAATCCTCACCCCAGATATGATCATGTTGTCCATGCTCATCATTCTTGCGTTAACCACATGTCAGATTCCTCAAACATTTCTTCAAGCATGCGGTTCAGTTTTTCCCGGTCGCTTTTACTTGCATCGCTGTTTAAGCCGTTTGCCTGCATTGGTTTAACTTTTACATTTGCATCGGGAAAAATTCGGTGCACTCGCTTCGTCAGTTCAGTCAGAATGATTTCCTGGGCACCTGCTAATCCTTCAACATTACGCTTGTCATAAACCAGTTCCACAAACATGTTTCTCCCCTTATGTGTATTGTCACTTCTTGATATCGATAACTAAAAATACTACTGTATATGCATACAGTCAACAGTTAGGGGAGGTGTCAAAATGCCTCGGAAACCAGATATACATAAAGCCTTTATTGCAGCCATACAGCTCAATCCGAAAGGGTATCGGTTCCTACAAACAGATGATTTTATACGAGAGCTACGGGTAAGAAACTGGCATTTTAACCGGGAGGATGCTAACACTTGGATAAAGCTGTATCAGCCTGGCTTTGCAGATAAAACAATAGACGACCGTGATAACAGATACTGGATCCTGCGTAACATGGGGAGGGTCCACTGATGGGATTTGCATCACCTGCCACCGATTATGTCGAGCGTCAACTAACACCCGAAGTACTGTGCAACATTGGGGCGGATAGCAGGGTGCTTGAGACAGACATTGGGTTCGCAATAGTAGAGCCAGCCACTAAAAAGACGCCAGGCGACGTATTGTTGATTCTGTGTGACGGCCATACGCAGTTCGCTAAGTTAATGGGTGACGCTCTTATCACTGATGATGGCGAAGCGATAGAAGGCTCTATACTCGAGGAGGTTGAGGTGCTGGGTCGGGTAACTTTCTTCATTAACCGGGTAAAAGACGATGATCGCCCAGTCCTGTGGTAGAAAAATGTCGTATGTTATTCCCCCATTTTTCCCCAATAATTCCCCGTTCAAAATATAAACATAAAAAAACCAACCATAAGTGGCTGGTTTTAATGATTTTGTTTGGTCGGCACGAGAGGATTTGAACCTCCGACCCCCGACACCCCATGACAGCGGCGGTATCCACGTTATAATCGTGGAAAAAAAGTGGGGATCCAGATGAATATGAATTTATTACAGCTTTGCTATGAAGGCGAAGGTGGTGAAAGCTACATACGCAGTATCAATGAGAAAGGGCAGTTTTACGTATCTTTAGCTGATGTTTTGAAAACGCTTTCTATTGAAAACAGAAAGATGGATGGTAAGTCGCCAAAAAGCTTGCTTCCGGTAATTAAGGCAGTCATCCAAACACTAGATCCTGATGAAATCAAGAACATCCCTATGATAGAGAATGGTCAGGCTACGAGTGAAGCGTTCTTGACGGAACCTGGTCTCTATCGAGTATTAGCTCAAGATACATCCTCCGCTGGCAAGAAATTCCAGCGATGGTTGTTCCATAAAGTACTACCCTCTATTCGTGAATTTGGACAATTTCCTCCTCCGCCGAAAAAAGAACAGTCTGAGATAAGTGCTTTTGCTACAAGTCTCCAACAGACAGTCAATGCTTTGGTAATGGAAATTGCAAAACGCGAGGAACTGGAAAGCAGAGTCAATGACGTTGAGCTCAAAGTTAACTCATTAGAGAGCTTGCGAGATCTGTCTCAATTTCGGAGTGTTCCACAGCGTTTAATGGAGTTGAGTCTTGAGGTAATGTCCATTGATGAGCTTTGGCATTGGTGTGAAAAATTACGCAGCGAAAGAGGGGCGGAAAAGATTAAATGCCCATCAGGGATCGGAGTAAACACTATGTATCCATTAGCGTTGGTGGATGAAGCCATTGCAATCTACCAGAAAAATGTTGAAGCAAGATCGAGAGGCTCAAACATATAAAAAAGCCCGCTTAAGCGGGCATTTTTAATCGTTCAGGAGCTACGGCTCCTTTAGGTATCTTTTTTGCCTCATCACCGTATGGCCGGTACCTTGGTATGACTGCTAAGTTACTGTTATTACTGGCTCTATCCTTGCAAAATTCAATCATGATTGGTGGGCTGGTCGGAGTTGAACCCGCAGCGCAGCATTTGGTTTAGTCGCTGCTCCTGGATTTCTGTAGTTGTTCAAGTCTAGCGTGCAGCGATTTAGGGAATAGCTCTGTATAAACCTGCCACAGAACATTCAATGATCTATGCCCCGTCACTTGGGCAACTTCCTCAATACTGAATCCGGCTTCAAAAAGTCGGCTCGCACCTTCCCGCCTCATATCGTGATAACGCAGATCCTCGATTCCAAGCGCGCTCCTTACCCTCTGAAAACCAGCAGTTACTGAGCCGCTAATGTAGGGGAAGATCAGCTCTGATTTGCGCGGCTGCCGCTGAACAATATCCCACGCCTCTCCGAGCAAAGCGACATTCATATGATTGCCTTCCTTCTTCCGTGGATCCTTCCTGTCCCTCACAAGCACAGATTTTTGCTTTTCGTCGATATCATCCCACCGCAGGCGGCAAACTTCGCCAATACGCATGCACGATAAAACTGAAAACATCAGAATGTCTACGAACGGGATTTTTGAGACTCTGTGTTCTGAACGTTGCTTTAATCCTTCGATCAGCATGTCCAGTTCTTCAGATGCTGGCCGGCGGCTACGGCGATTTGATTTCCCAATCAGCCCAAGTTTGAGAAGGTGAGGGCGGGCCTCTTTTGCCGGGTTGCTGGTATAGTTAATGCCATACACAGGCTTTGCACAATCCAGCACGCTTCCAAGGTAGCTGACATCATGACTCACGGTCGCCGGGCCCGCTCCTGCATTATTCCGCAGTCGGCAATGCTCTATCACATCATTTGCGGTTAGTGAGAGCAAGGGGATGGCTGCTATATCACAGTCGACGAGCATATTCAGGACGTAGCTTTTTGTTCTCCCGGATTTGCCACCAGCGTTTGGATCGTTGATGTATTTTTGCAGCAGATCACGAACGGTGATTCCTGTTGCGTCGTCGGATGATGGGAGCCCATGAAGATCCAGTTCCTGCACGCGCTGATTTCCCCAGGTTTTTGCGTGCGCCTGCTTTGGAAATGTTTTGCTCTCTCTGTGTATAATAACGCCTTTTTCTTTGATCAGGACGGTGCAACGATAGCGGGGAGTGCCGTCGGCTTTAAGTCGTTTCTCTATGTTATAATAGGCCATTCGCTCATCTCGTTATAACAGGTTCCCATGCGCACGGGAACCTGAGTGGGAACCCAATGAGAGAAAAATATACGTAAATGTCAAAAAATGCACAGTAATCTTGAAATGATAAAAACCAACCAAACCAGCGCGGCATCTGATAATTCTGGCATTCACTGGAGTGGGCGGTTTAGCGTGGCTCCTATGCTCGACTGGACGGACAGACACTGCCGCTATTTCCTGCGTCAGCTCTCCCGCCATACGCTGCTGTA